GCAGCCCTTATTGCTAGATAGGGTTGCAACCTGAGTCATAACCGGTTACTATCTGTTGTGTGTTACCAGTTGCACCGGCAGCAGACACCAGAGAAGGCCCCTAGGATGCGCCCTACCGGCTAACATGGCACAAGCCCAGCCAACCATACCGGTTACACCGCCGATTCAACCTAGGGCCATACAGGAGGCATACCGATGAGCTACCGTAGAGACCTATCCACTCAGCTATTAGTGCTAGCCATGCTACTCTTAGCCTAGGCATGGCCCTATGAGCTCCTGAGCGGCCCTGTGCTGCATTCCGTGGCCTGGGCAATGCCCTAGGTGCCCTGCTGGTGCAGGAGTCGCCCCAGAGCGTCCTAGGGCCCTATCTCCCCAGACAGTTGCAAGGAGGGGCGTACGGGGGATTCCGGGGGTAGCGCGAGGGGTCGCCTAGGCTTCACGTTAGCGCACCATTTTTGGTCTGAAGGTATACACCCGCCAGTCCACCTAATCAGCTAACTCGGGTGCCCTATCTAGCTGGGCAGGACACCCTGATTAACAAATTATTTTTTGCTATTGTACTCGTCCACTATCTGTAGGACTGCTGCGTGCTGCTTATTCGCTGCCTCAAGGGCACCCAGAGCTCGTACAGCGTATCCTGACAGCTGTGAGTAGCTCAGGTCCTCCGGGACATCGGGAGCTGCCACAGGAGCTCTCAGGCTCTCAGGGACGTGCACTGGCTGCCGAGGCGCGCTTGCGCAGCTCGTCAACGACATGACGAGGAACAGGCTCAGCACCACAGGGACCATGACCAGCTTCAGCCCGGCGTACAGCTTCATCAACTTCTCCACGTAGCTTCTCCACGTCTTCCCGGTGCTTAGCAGCCTTGGCCTCAGCCTTGGATACCTGACCGGTGTAATCGGCAAGGGCACGCTGTGCTTCCTCCGCCGCTTCCTGAGCCACTCTAGCAGCTCCATGATAGTGCCACAGCCCTATACCCAAGGCCGCTGTCAGAAGCAGCCACAGGCCGGCTAGTAGCGCACGCCAGTCAAGCACCATGCTTGTTCTCCTGTCCGCCGGTTGATGAGGCCCTTGCTGGGCTTGCCACCGGCATTGATGAAGTCACCCAGATGGTAGCATACCCGGCCCCAGTTCTGCTGGGAGGCGTAGCTGGCAATCTGTGTAGCACGATTGGCCTTGCGGTTCCAGCGAGTGCCGTAGCAGCCGTTGTTGTAGACGAGGGACACGGTAGCGTCGAACACGGGGCCCGGCATACGCTTCCCGTTGAACCATCGGTCCACGCACTGCTCCGCCTCCTTCACGTCTTCCTTGAACCGGTAGGCCACCTCCTTGAGGTCGATGACCTGACCCATGCATACGCCCTTGGTCGAGCCGATGCCAATAGTGGGCACCCGCACGATGTCGCGGTAGGCTGTCAGTGTGCAGCTCTCCCACTTGCCGATAAGGGCGAGGCCCTCGGTAGAGGTCCTCAGCTCGTTCGGAAAGAGGCTGGCCACTAGGCCGAGAGCTGCTGCCACTGAACAGCCCACTACCGATTTCTGGATAGTGGACATATCAGCTCCTTAGACCGATTGGCCGTTCTTGTCAGGGATGCCGTCAACCGGGTCAGCCGCCAGCGAAGTCGTTGCGACGACCTTGTGCGGGACAGCGGCGGCGATGGCCTTGGCCTTGGTGATGAACCGGGTGAACTCGGTCAGGCCATCACCACTGCCGCCGTTGTCGCGGTTCAGGCGGATTTCGGACAGGGCCTTGTAGAAGTGGATGCGGGTGTCGGGAACACCGCAGCCGAGGTACAGGCCGTCAGCCGGGTCGCCGTGGGTGGCAGTGGCCAGAGTCAGCTGGTTGTCAAAGAACGCCACAGCATCGGGGCCATGGGTATTGCCGGTGCTGGCATTAACCCGCACGTAGTCCAGCAGGTGGGATACGGCGCCGCGCAGAGCGGCACCACAGGACAGGGCAGGCAGGTACGGGAGTTCAGTACGCATTATCGACGATTCCTTCTAGTCTGGAGCATGTTGTGCCCGGGGTGGGCGTTGTTCTGGGTGTAGCGGTTATGGCCGAGAGGGTCCCGCCAGAAAGCCTTGGCATCTGCCTCCTGCTTCTCGCGCTTCACTTCCTCTTGGTTAATCTTCAGCTTCTCGACGAAGTGCTGGCAGGCGCCGGCCAGTGCATCCAGGCGGTCATCGTGGACCAGCGAGTCGCGGTCACGGGTGATGCCGTTCATCTGGGCGCACATGCAGTACGTCAGCCGGTTCACTTCCGGGTGCTTGAGCAGGGTCTGCTGCTCACCCTTCACTGCCGACTCAGCCATGATGAGCGAGCCGCGGGCGATGATGGGCTCCAGCACGTCGATGATGCGGGTCTCTTTTTGACCGAACACCATGTCCTCCTCTACCGAGAAGGTGAGCTCGTCGTCCTTGGTGGCTTCCCGGAGCACCGGGAGGAACACCGCGGCGAACGCGCCGTAGCCGAAGTTCTTCTCAATCTTGACGACATTGGGACGATACAGCCGGACGAGTGACGCGAGGTCGTTCATCTGGGTTTCGTCATAGCCGCCCTTTACTCCACCATATCCAAGAACGAACAGAGTGGAGTTGAGGAAAGCGACGCAGGCCCAGCCTGTTTCGTCACCGCCTCGGGTGCCTTTTCCCTTACCACCGCCCGCTGGGTCGATGTAGAAGCAGATGCCCTGTGCAGGCTCAAGCACGTCTCCAACAGAGTGGACGTTGGCGAACCGGTAGGTCTTGCCTTCGATTTGGTACTCATGAAAGCCGAAGCCTCGCTTGATTGTGAGGGGGAGGTCATCACCGGGCCGCATAGGCAGAATCGGGATGTTCTCCGTCTTGAGTGGGTAGCGCTCAGCATCCATAAGCCGGGTGTTGAGCATGTGCTGGAGCTGAAACCACGCAGGGCCTTGGTCACGCTCCTTGAACTGTAGCACCTCTTCACCGAGGAATGATGGCTCAATCGGTACGCCTTGGTCGCCGGCAGCTCCACCAGAGGTCATCAGCTGCGGGTACTTGTCCATCATGGCACGCAGCATGGGCGCCAGATGCTCACCGTAGTGCGGCAGCTGTGCCTTGGTTGGGAAGCGCCCCGGCCAGATGCGGATGGTGTAGCCCCGGTCGGCCAGCGTGTTGTAGATGGAGTCACTGGACTGAGGTGTGCCCAGATACAGGATACGGCCGCTCTGGTTGATGGATGCAAAGTCCTTCGTCTTCAGCAGCAGCTGCTCACGCATCGTGGCAGTCAGGGAGTTCTTCTGGGACTCCACGTCATCAGCGAGCAGGAGGTCTGCCCGGCGGCCCTGCAAGTTCGCGGTGATACCGCAGCAGGAGACACTGGCCGACTTGTCCAGCGGACGCAACGAGTAGTGGATGTCGAACTTCTCAACCGATACCCGGTCTCCCTTGGACTTGTCCGGGCGGATACACTCCAGCACATCCATGTTCATGATGAGGCGGATGATGAGGGTGCTGATGTCGGTTGCTTGTGAGCCACCCGCAGACACGATTAGGATACGCGCCTTGGGGTTGTGAATCAGGGTGTGGATGCAGTAGGCAGCAGCGATGGTGGTCTTCGCCTGAGAGCGCTGTGCTTGCACCATGAGGTACTTCGGGCCGGTGGCCATGAACTTACCGATGTCAGCCTGCACCTTGGTCAGACCAAAGCCGAGCTCTACCATCACATCGGTCAGCAGGACGTTGAAGTCCTTGTAGTGGACTTGCAGCGCCTCCAGCTGCTCCATCCGAATAAGCCGTTCCTGTTCGAGGTCGGTCAGGTTTGCGAAGTCTTCGTCAGAAAGGAACTGGAGGGACTCGCCCTCCAGCTCAAGCTGCTCCGCTAACGCCTGCTCCTCCTCCAGTGTCAGCTCTGCTTCAGCAGTCAGGGCACTGTAGGGGATAATCATGAAACCTCCTATTGAAGCCGTACGAAGTCGTCGATGTCGAGCTGGTCCAGCTCCTCAATCGGGATGACACCGGGAGACTGCTGGGAGCTGGCCGACCGGGCTTGTAGCGCTTCCTTGAGCTTGCCGGCCGCATTGGTGCGGGTAGGCACGATGCCGATGTCGTTGTCCTTGAGGAACTGACGGGCGGCATTCAAATCTGCTGCGGTAGCCCACCCTTTGTTGATGGTGCGGGCCAGTGAGATAAGGGATTCGTTGAGGAGAAGCTTGGCCAGCCCCTCGTTGGACATGGCACGCAGGCGCTCCATGAACGCCTTATCTGCCGCTTCGTCTGCCGCCGCGGTGTCGGGCAGGTCATTCTCCAGTTCGTTTTCCAAAGAAGGCCTCCTTGATTTTGATGATGATGAGCACGACGAGGTACACTAGGGTCACGATGTAAACCCAATCCTGAAGGGACACACCAGCGATGGTGAGACCTGTTACTGCGAGCGGTGGAGCAGCCAGTGCTGTCTCACCGGCTTTATCCACCAGCCACATTTAAATACCTACCCCCCGATAGCCGAGTTATAAATAGGCGCCCCATTTATACAATATACCCCAACTGCAAATGCAGCAGTAAGCCCTGAACTTGCTGCTGGAAGTGAGTTAGACCTGTGGCGCAACCTGTACATTCCTGCTGGTGTTGGTTGGTTTATTACACGCTCGATAGGAACACCAGCAGTAAAGGATGTCCCGAAACTGACCTCCTGCGAGCCACCTTGAATACCAATTAAGATTGGGTCTGTTGTTGTGAGTGTCACCGACGGAATCATTACAATCCGAACGTTCGACACGACACCACCAGCAACCATCCACGAGTTATCAAGTGAGCTGTAGCTAGACATACTAACGCCAGTGGCAGTGCCGTGCATTACCAGCGTCTTATTAACAACTAATGCAACATCAGCTGCTATAAGGCGGTTGACGTACAACCCGGAGCCGAGAGATACCTTACCAGTACCCTTGAACAGACCGGAATCGAACGACTCAGAGTACAGGTTACCGATATCAACAATAGAACCGGAATCCAAGTACACGCGCTGGTTTCGTGTTAGGTTAAGGTTTGATATGATTAGTTGCGGAAAGTCAGCGTTAACAACAACAAGGCCAATTTTATCCACTGCCTTGGCGCTTCTTCCATTTGCCTCAATGTACACTGTTTGGAGGGTGCTGTTAACACCCTTTCGGATAACAAGACCAGCACCGTATGAGTTCTCTGCGCCTACGTAATCGAAAGCGCAGGAGTTTGCGCTCCATATAGTGATACCAGCACCGTTCAATGAATCAACAGCAGGGTCGTACGTGTTATCCATACCCGAGTAGTTAGAGCGTATATTGTTCAATGCACATGCGTTTACTTCATTCAACCCACCCTCTGAATACAGCTTGCGTCCGAAAACCATACCGTACTTAAGCGCATCACGAGATACACCCCCAGAGAAGTCGCAGTAGAAGCACCCAAGTACGTATAGGTTCACCTCTGAGAAGCCCTGCACTGTTAGCCTAGAGAAATCCGACTCATTAGTGGCGTGCCTAGCATAAACACCAACCCGCACTGTGTCGGTTGCAAACACAGTGCATTGACTTATTCCAGAGTACGACAGGTACTCTGGAACGTTGCTGGACCCAAGTGTTCCTTTTGTGGCATTTACAAGAACCGGCCCTGTGAATCCCGGGGCGTTGGATATGCGCGAGCGCCTGCGAGATACGCCCCGGATTTGAACAAAATCAAGTAGTTGGATTGTCTCAGCAGAGTAGAAGTCACCTGCGGGAACTGTTACTACACCACCGCCCCTTATTGACTTGCTCCTGAGCGCCTCGTTTATAAGCGTGTTTTGCCCTACTACCCAGTTAGCTAGTGAATCGACATCTGACCCATTAAGCAGACCTACACACACCATACCGGAGTCCGGTGCACTATTCGGCAGTATATCCCTACTACCAGAAATAGGTGAGTAATATAACCCATCGCTATGCACAACTGCTGAGACACCTGCAACAACGCGAACCCCACCAACTGCGAAAGAGCCGACTCTTGCGTACTGTGACTTTGTATACCCCTCACGAAGTTCGCGGGCTGTGGAGTACACGTTAAGGTCAGACCACATAGAATTAGGCTTGTCACCTTCTGCTACAACGTAGCCATCCGCAGGTATATTCCCAGTGTATTTATAGGGCTTTCCTGTTGACAGGTCGACTACAGCATCTGTTGGCGTGCGCACTACGCAACCGTACTCAAATGTCCCGACCAGACTAAACCCGTTCCACGATAACCGATACCCCTTCTCGCCCATAGCCGAGTTGTAGGCCTGCATGGATTTAGTGATTGCAGAGGATGATTCAACCTTTGCAGCCTCTGCCACACCCAGAACGCTACTTGCCTTTTCATCAGCAACCTCTGCCTTTGCAAGAGCAGCTGCCGCTACCTGCAACGCCTCGGAAACCTGCTCAACAGAAGTTTCCAAACTGGACCCGAACGTGTCAAAACGGTCCAACATTTCAGCAGCCACAAATACAGCCTGCTTAGCATTTCTGTCCAAGTTATCACCAGTCAGCAGTGCACCATCGGAGAACTGTGCCAGCGGTACTACTTTCGGGGTGTCCCTGTAAATCAGTACAGTCTCACCAACCAGTATTGGCCGGGATGTGCGGACGCGACTCGCAGAGCTGAATTGCAGGGAAACTACATCCCCTGTAGACACAAGGGCCTTTACATGCGCCCGGTCTATGTAACCGCCTGCGAAGTTTATGTCGAATGTGTCTCCACCTGTACCGGAGTATAGGTGCATGGTTTTGTAGTCTCCACCGACGCGCAGTACGGAAAACCACTCGGAGTACAGGTTCATGTTGATTCCTCGTTCCTTGTTCTAATGGTGTACCGAATCATGGGCCTTTCGGCCCCGTTCGGGCTTAGTCTTCGATTGCCTTCTTGACACCAAGCATCAGGTATGTATTGCCACCCGGCAGTGCCTTGAATGACTTGTCCCACGCCGTACTCCACTCACCTGTACCTACAGCAGCTTGTCCGACTGCTGTTACAGCGCCACCCAGATTCGTCACCACCCCAGTCAGCGGTGTGTCTGACCCTGATTGGTAGCCGCCGCCAGACAGGATGTCGGCAACGTTGAACAGCTCCGACGAGACACCGAGTAGGGAGGCCATGCGTGCAGTCTGAAGTGCTACACCCGTAGGCGTCAGGCTCTGCTCCAGCTTCTTGGAGGCGTCCTTGCTGGTGGCAGCGTCGAGGTAGATTCGGGCATAGGCCAACACGGTGGCGAAGGCGATGCCTGCTGTTGCCATGCCCACGGTGCCGGAGTCGGCCATTGTCACGTTCCGGGTGAACACCTTCTCCTGAGCCCGCAGGCCAACTGCCCGGAACTTGGCGAACAGTGCACCCAGTGCGTTGTTAGTGGCCCACGCAGGCAACTCCCCGACATAGGACTTGTCCATGCTGGACTGAGTGGTGTACCTGTGGGTGGCAGCAACCAGCGACTCTGCCGCCAGCTTGTCATCCCACTGGGACAGGCCGAACTCAGTATCGTTGCCGTACTTCTTGAGCTGGGCTTGCACCCGAGCCAGCAGCGGCCCCTCGAGTCCGACATCTGCCAGACGCTTCAGGCTTGTACCCTTACGCAGAGCCTTGTGCATGAACTTGACCGTGGTGTGCGACAGGGCGGTCCCCATCGCCTTCTGGACAGCGTGTGCTCCTGAAATGAAGCCGACATTGTGCGCAGCGGTCTGGGACAGGCGGTGCAGGCTGGTGCCATCAGTCGTCGCTACCCCGTTCATATCAGTCCCGGTTGCCATGAATAGCTCCCGGTCCCTGCCCTCCAACCCATGCAGGTAGGCTTGCAGGTCACGTCCGAGCTTGGTGGGGCGCCCGCCCTTGACGAAGGCGCTACCGTTCAGCACAGAGCCGACAGTCTTGCCCAGAGCCTCGACCATACCGCTGATGCCGATGTTGCCGATGGCGGCGGGCAGGTCAGCGATAACTGACAGCGGGAGCTTACCCATCATGGTGGCATAGGCCATATCATTCAACACCCGGACAGCCTGCCCATCAAGAGCAGACGGGTTGCGGTCCTTCAGCATGTCGATGATGGTGCGCAGTGCCTCAATCTCCTGCGGCTTGGCACCGGCACGTGTGGCGGCAGCGATGGTGTCTTGCAGGTTCTGCTCAGTGCGCCACCCCAGCTTAGCCAGAGCGACATCACCGCCGGCTGACTGGACCTCCCGCTTGGCTACCGTGGCGTAGTCGTGCACAAAGGCAACCAGCAGGTGCACCGTCTCGCCGTTAACCACACGGCTCTCAGTCAGCGGCATTTCCCGGCGGCTGGTGTCTGCCCAGCGGCGGGTCAGTCCCTCACTGAACTGCTCCAGCAGGCCATCAGTCACTGTGCGGCCGTGCAGCATTTCCTCTGCCAGCTCCTTGCTCAAGGTGAGCAGGTTGGCCTCCGAGTTCATGTACTTGCTGGCCGGGTCGGTTATGGCGTTGTCGAAGTAGTGGTCAGCCTTGCGGCGTGCCTCCTTCTCCATCTTCTTCTCCAGCTCAGCCACGCGCTTCTCGAAGTAGCGGTTCGGCCCACGCAGGAACTTCTTGGCCCAGTCCGCCTCAGGGTCGGCCTTGGCACGCTGCATTGCTTGGTCGAGCCACGTCTGGCGCTCAACATCATCCCGTAGGCGTGCTACCTTGGCCCGGACCTCGGCTTGGTACTGCTCACCAATCATTTCACGGATGGCTGCACGCTTCTCGGGCGCCATGGTCTGGAGACCTCTGTAGTCGAAGGTCTGGCGAATGAAGCCTGTGCTATCTTCGTTCACGAGCTGCTCGTGGTGCTCCGTCTTATTCGCGATGCGCATCTGGCGAGATTCCTCCATGATAGCATCGTGGATTCGGCCAGCACGTTGTACCGGCTCCGGTGCAGTGCTGACGTAACCCTCTGACGAACCACCGTGCTCGCGGCGGTACAGTCTGTGTCGGTAGCGCTCCAGTGCCACTGCTCTGGAGAAGGCAGCCTGTGCGGCCCCATCACCACCAGCAGCATGGCGTAGCTTACCGGCCCCATCCAGCGAATCGGCGTAAGCCTTGGCCAGCTCCGGGTAATACTTCATTTGCAGGCGCTCAGTCTCCACAGCCTTCAAAACAGCGGCATTACGGGCTTCCTGTTTACCCAGACCAGCGGCATTACCAGCCAGCTGGGCACCGAGGAAGCGCACGACCTTGTTATCAGACTTGGCGAGGACTACGCCTGTGCTGTCGGTCCAGCCGAACAGCTTCTCACGTAGGTTGTTCTTCAGCCATGCCTTGCGGCGGGCCTGAACAGTGCCCAGTACAGCGGATGACTCATCCCATGCCTCGGCAGCACGGATGACTTGCGACGGGCCGGCACCATGAATCCCGCCATCGTTGGTGGGGACTTGGGTGGTCTGGTCGAAGTCAACGGCGCGGCCTTCAGTGGCAAGGTGGTCGCCCGACTGGTACTCAGGTTGGTTTGTCTGGCGGTCTGACATCAGCTCGTGTTCGGTGGCACCCCATTTAGGGTCCAGCTTACGAGCGACGGCCCCGACGCCGATACCGAATACTGCGGAAGCCCCTGCATTAAGCAGTAGCTCCTCTGGGCTAACATAGCCCTTATCTGCCAGCTGGACAGCGGTGGAAGTGGCAGCACCTGCAATAGCAGCGTCGATGCCGGCACGAGCCACGGCGCCTGCGGAACCACCAGCACGGATAATGGCAGAGCCGGCACCCATCCCGCCAATCGGTAGAGCAACAGGGTCAGCCATACCACCGAGCATGATAGCGGCAGTCATCCCGGCCTTGGTGACGCCGGGCTGCATAGAGAGCTTCTGCCCGAAATCGCGGTTGCCTTGAATCCGTGCAGCGATAGAGTCGTAGTCGGCTTGAGAATGGGCGGCCATCATCATGGACTGTTCGTCCTGATTCAGGGTGCCAAAGCGTTCGCGGAGTTCCGAGGTCTTCGTGTTCAGGTCAAAGCTGTCTTCGGCAGTACGTGAGCCCACCCGGTCTAATGCCGAGGTGAGGGTCTGTTCATAGCCGTAGGACAGTGCATCGCGTAGGGACAGTTGGTCGGCCTCTGCTTGTTTAGTGAGGTAGCTGTGCAGGTCACTCTCAACACCCTGCTGGAACTGCTCGGGCGTGACGTTAGCGTCTTCCTGAACGAGGTCCGATGCAGAGCCTTGGAGAGCTTGCTGGGCAGCTGCTGACTGAATAGAGCGACCGTATGCGGAAGTCTTGCCCCCGGCGTTCACGTAGTCCTGAGCATAGGCCATGTACTGGGCTGTCTCAGGGTTCAACTTCTCGCCGGCTTGGTAGGCAGAGCCCGCCTTGTTACCACCGTTGTAGTGGGCCACAGCAGCACCAACATCCCCGCCGTACTGCTTCAGGAGGTCCTGATATAGCTTGGCGGCTCCATTAATGCTCTGCTCGGGGTCCATCGGGTCGGTGATTCCGAGGTACTCGAAGTTGGCAGGCATGATTTGCATGACCCCGGCCGCACCCTTTTGGCTGGTGCGGTTCTGCGGGTCATTTCGGTTCTCAATCATCATCGTCAGTTTCAGCAGACCTTCCGGCAAACCGTGGGCTGCTTCCGCATTAGCGATGAGAGAGTCGTACTGTGTCGCCCTGTTCATGTCTGGTCGGAAGGTCATTGCTTAGTCCTTAAATGAGGTGTCAACTTTTACCATCTTGCTGGTGAGCTTGGCGCCTTCGCGCTTCTTCACGCCAGCAGCGTTTACTGCTTGGGCCATTTCGTCAGCACGGAAGAACACGCGCTGGCTCACTTCACCCTTCTTCACATCGGCCACGTAGGACCCGTTCCCGTAGCGGGTGACAGCGCCAATCTCGAATCCCGGAGCCTTCGACTCTACGAGGTCGCCCAGCATGGTATTCAGCCGGCCGTCCCGCTCGTCTTGGATGGGGAAGTCGAGGTGCTTGTTCACCTCTTGCAGGAGAGTGCCTGCTTGCCCGTTGTTCACGATGTAGTCCCCGAAGATGTCCTTGCCCTTCATCACTCGGGCATACGCCATTTCAAGGATGTCGGCCTGTGCCTTGTTCGGGTACTCCTTGGCCAGCTGGGCATACTGCACCCCAGCCTCGTCCTGAATCCGGAGCTGAGCACCAAACCCGAGGTTACGCCGTCCGCCCAGCATCTTGGCGAAGAAGCCGGGGTTCATCAGGTCCTTCACCTCGTCCTTAGCCTTCAGGAGGTCAGGGAGAGGAATCTGGGCCTGTACCCGTGCTGTCTCAGCCTTGCGCTTTAGGGCTGTCATGTTCTCTGGGGTGAGCTCCATTTCAGCAGCGAATTCCGCCAACTCCAGATTCTGCCCGAAGTAGGTCTCCAGCACTGCCGGCCCCTGTTGGCGCAGGTTGTTGAAGGTGTGGCGGAAATTGGCCAAGTCCTCGGCACCGGGCGTGCTGCCCTGTACCAGCCGGCCGACCAGCTTGTCGGTGTACTCCTTCAGCGGTTGCAGAGTCTGTCCCTGTGAGGCGAGTCTGCTAACGATGGTGGCTGCACCGGGGTGGTCCTGCATGAACTCCTGTGAGGTCTGCTGGTCGATGGCGAGCTTGGTCCGTGGGTCAACACCAGACGCCTTCATGGCACCGGGGCTGCCGTTGGATAGCGCCACCTTGTAGTTGTCTGCTTTGGCCTGCTCGTCCAGCAGCTTGGCACCGGCCGTCAGGCCCAACTTGTCCTGCTGTTCCTCGTAGCGGTCGTAGGCTGCCAGCAACTGGCCCCGCTCGTCGTTGTCGATGAATTGGTTCAGGCTACCGCCTGTCTGCACGCTCTGTGCATCGTTCAGGTAGTCGATGGTGGCAATGAGGTCCTCGCGGGAGCTGTATCGACCAGCAGCGATTTGGGTAGGTGCGGTCTGCATCCACTCAGCCCAGTTCTTCGAGTCCGGGTTGTTCTTGAGCCAGTCGGCCCGGCCAGCTTCAATGCTGCGGCGGAACTGCTCTTGCTCATCCGGTGTGGCCACCTTGCCGGCTGTGTCCTTAATCAGGCCAGCCATTTCAAAGTTGCCCAGAGCGGCGTGCTGTCGAGCTGCACCATTCATAGCCTCCAGCCATGCACCGGTCGTCTGACCCGGCAAGGGCTTCAGCGCCTCGGCGGCCTGAATCTTGTAGGTATCATAGTGCTCGGCCGACATGTTGCCGGTCATCATCTGCTTGCCGGCCTGTGACAGCGCATCACCGTAGGACTTGATGGCATCGGCTTGGGATACAGCGGCTTGACGCTGCTGCTCCTGTACCGAGCTGCGGGTGAGCTGGTCGAAGATGGCCGGCATCCGTTGCATGGCCTGCTGGGCAATCATTGAGTCAGCTGCATCGTCGCCGGTAGCCATGCTCTCGACGAACTTGCCGATGACTGCACGCTGCTCGTCCAGCGACATCCGAGACAGGTCGCCCTGATTCTCCTGAATGTACTTGTCCATGGCGTTGACTGCGGACTGGGCCTGCACAGCCCGTGCACACCGTACTGCCGCCCCGTCGCCGAAGATTTGCTTGATGCCTTCGTCCTTGGCCACGGCCGCCACGCTGTTCCCCTGAAGGGCACGCATGTAGCCGTCCTTGAATCGCTCCTCTTGAGCCTGATTCAGCTTCTCCGACAGAGCAGGGGACAAGGCGGACAGTGCCGCCATGTTCCGTTGCTCAATCGCTGAGAGGTTGGCCAGAGCCTCGCGGGAGTTGTCCCCCGGTTGGTTCATGATGACCTGTGCCGGACTAGCGCCACGGGCTGCCACCTCCGAGGAGAAGGTTGCGCCTACCTGTGCCGCTGCCGGTTTGGGTCGTGCCAGCGCTCCCGGTGCGCTAATGATGTCCGTCATTACTTACCTCCGAACAGCCCACCGCCGCCCTTGGCGCCGCCTAGGCCCTTGTTGCTTCCACCTGTTCCGCCACCCTTGAAGATGTCGAACATGTTGTACTCTGGCTTGTACCCGCTGCTTTGCAGGTTCATGCCGCCGCTGTCCCCGCCTCCCAGCTGGTTCATGTTCCCTTGGAAGCCATTGGCAAAGTCCATGGCACCCTGACCGAGCGTCCACTTCATAGCCTTGGTGGTGTCGAGCACCATATCCTTCGGGGTCATGTCCAACGAGGCGAATACGTAGGACTGGTCGAGATTGCTGAAGGCATTGTCCATGAGGGCCGATTTGCTGGCCTCGTTCATGAACCGCGCATCCGTCTCGGCCTTCTCGAGCGACTTGTCCACCCGCGCCTGACGGAGGGATTCGGCGTTCTCAATCATGCTCAGGGTGTTACCGCCGACGCCAGCCGCAGCCTTCTGAGCTGCAATCGCACCCAGCGTGCCCGCACCCTCGAGGCGAGAGTCGATACGCTGGGCCGACAGCTGGTCCATGGCGCCGGCTGCCTGCTTATCTTGGATGGCCAAGTTCTTCTCCATGGCCTCCGTCTTCTTCAGGTTTGCCCGGTCTTGTTGGAATCGGTCGAGGTCGGCAAGCGCAATGGAGAGCTTGTTGCCCTCCTTGCGCAGCATATCCTTACGCTCGGCTCGGCCGGAGGCCAGCTCATACTGGGCCCCAGCCACCTTGCGCTTGATTTTGTTGTTGCCGTACCCTTCGATTGTGTTGACCGCGCCCATGATGATTTGAGCCCAGACCATTACACCCTCCGTGCGTTGTTAAACCAATGCCCGGTCCACTCGATGCTGGCAATCCCGAAGGGCAGCCAAGTCATCGCCGAGAGGGTAACTTTGCACTCCCGCACCTCCTTGCCTACTGGCACTCGCACTGTGGTGTCGAGGATTGGGGCAGCACCGATGATGTTCTGCTTCCGTGTTAGGAGGCGGCCATCAAATGCTGTGGTGCAGAGCTTGCGGTCTGTATCCTCCCGGTAGGCCGTCAGGCCACCAGAATCGTGCAGTGTGATGCTGTAGTTCAGCAGTGTCAACCGGCCGTTGGTGATGGCCTTGTCGTTCCGGTCCCGTAGGTACGGGTTGGTCAGTTCCAGCGACGACTCGAACTCCCAACCGAACGTCAGGAACTCCCGGTGCCCAGCCTCATCATACCACGGCATGTTCGCACCAACGTCTTCCCATTTCGACCCCAGCATGTAGTATCTATGGGACTTAAGGTAAGCCACACTGGCCTCGTTGTGTGCTGCTTGGTCTGCCCACAGAGAAGCAGTGGCCACGTCTTTGTAGCCGCGCCAGCTATCGAGGTATGGATAGTCGGATATTCGGGTATCCAGTCGGAACAGGTCCACGAACATCCAGCTGCCTCGGCCCGGCCGCGAGCGAAGCGTCATGCACAGGATGTCGCCCTGATGCTGCGCAATTCCCATGCAGGCGCCTAGCATTGGGTTCCATTCCCATCGGCTCCAGCTGTCATACAGCCGCTCACCGCCGCCCATGGCGTCTAGGTAGGAGTAGACGTAGAAGCCGTTAGGCATGTCGTAGGTCCGCACGAACACGTTGTAGGGTGACGTTGTACACAGTAGTTGAATCGGGTATCCCTTGAGATAGCGGTCCAGCTGCTGGCTGCATTCATACGCCTCTGCTGTATCAGCCGACACACCCAACTGTATCTGGTGTACAGACCCCCGGACGCTGGCATCCTTGGCGAAGAACACGAAGTTACCTGATGATTTAGGCTGGGCCCTAACCGCATCCTCGTTAGCAGACATAATCTGTATGGAGGGGTTCTTCGGGGTTAGTGTAACCCGCCCCGGAAGCACGTACTGGAACTTACGGCCGAACAGGACGTGGTTGCGGTCGAACGAGGTGTCCCACTTGATGGTATCGTCCTCGCTGCCAAGGGCGTACATTTCAATCGGGTCGTTGTCCAGAACGTCCAGCACTGTCTGCCGGAACCAGTTGAAGTAATCTCCGGGCCGGGAGCACAGGAGCGTAGAGCCTGTGCCGATGATGAGTCGGTCTTGGAACACGCCTAGATAGTCAATCTGCCGGCCGAACAGCTGTGGCAGTGGCTGTGAATTCGAGTCACCGACCACGCTATCCTTATACGCCGGACAGTTAGCTGCTCCGCCAGTGACCGCGTTAAGCTCAGCTGGAGTGCCGCCGATGTAGAGCTTACCACCGTGGACGTAGGCCACGCAGAACACCTGAAGCGGCTGGATGACCTGTGCTGCGGACTCCTTCCAGACCACCTCCCCAAACATGCTCCCATCCTTGGTTGTGGCCCGCATGTAGAAGGCGTCCTTGTTATTGGAGCGCTTGGCTGCAACCTTCATCAGCATCCCGTTGTACGCCTGCGGAACCAGCTTCTCAACGGCATCTACCGAGTGCACGTTAACACGGGCATACGAGTCATCACCGCCGTCATCCAGTGAGGCAAAGGCCACGTTGGCATTCTGATTCCAGTAGACGTAGGCACCTTCATTGGCGACGTTTCCGGCGCTGATGTAGGCATCCAGCTTCAGCTTGAGCTGCTTAGCGATGGCGTCTGGTGCGATTGCTGCCGTTGCTTCTGCGATATGCTTGGTCACGGCTGTGTTGTATGCGTTGGTTCTGTTGGCCACCTCTTGCTGGTACAGCCAAGGCTTAGCCTCGTCGTATGGTATGTCGGAGGTGTCAAGCGTGCCCTGATATGTAGCTGCCGGGGTAGTGTAGCTCACAGTCACCTGCTGCCCATCCACCATGGTCAGCCGTAGCGTGTACGTCCGTGAGAAACCTCCGTTCCGAATCCACAGCACACCATCGCGCTGGGCGGCAGTGTCCACCATGTTGGTGACGAAGTTGTAGGTGGGTGAGAAGCCGTTGACCGCGATGAAGCAGAATTTTCCGATGTTCACGAGGCTGGAGACGCCATTGGAGGTAAGCAAGTTAGCCAACCCGCCGTACAGCACGGTAGGGAGGATTTGCTTGGCTGCCTTATCATAAGCCACCACAGGGACAGCGCCGGGGTAACCGGTTACGCCTTCCTTGGCATAGAACAGCTCGTATTCCTTACCATTGCAGTGGAAGGGTGCCGTGGTGTACTTGCGGGCCAGCTCGGCCAGCTGGGTGACCGTCATGTCAGAGCCAGAAATCTGGAAGCCATGCAGGGCTTGGCTGCCGTGTCGGCGAACCACACCCCGCACCGGGTCAGAAATCATGTTCACCTGCTCAGCCATCTGGCCGGAGCGGCGTGCCTGCGGCACCTGCTGTGAGACACCGCGATAAACCGATTCAAAGGAGCCTGTTACTTTGGCCATGGTTATCTCCGGTAAGATGCACCACGAGGACCTGAGCGCATGATTTTGATGGCCAGCTCAGGGGAGAGCATGGGGTTGTACTGTACCTGCCGGATGTGCTCGGCGTTCAGGATGGACCAGCTATCGGCCTTCTCCTGCACCAGTTGCTGCATACGAAGCTGGTCTGCGTCGTAGTTCTTCTGGAACGACAACACGGCATGGTTCTTTATGTGGGCCTTGGCCATGGTAGGCAGGTCCGCAAACTCAAGCAACCGAACCACCACGCATAGCTGGTCCCCTACTTCGTAGGTCCCATCAATCCGGTTATAGAGCCGGCGTCCGCGAACAGTTAAACTGTCGTCCCACACCGGATACACGCTCACCGCATCCTCTGGGGCATAGGTCATGCCGCCTTCGGTCTTACGCAGGGTCACGGTGTCGGTGTTGAACCACCAGTTACGGCCGGCAACTTCAGTCATGGCTGACCGGAACGATGCACGGGCAGCAGGGACGAACGGGTGGTCGTCGGTAATCTCCACCAGAGGGACTTCGCCCATGGTGGCGAGACACCCGTTCACGATGTCGAGTTCAGTAATCAAGGGTGTCTCCTTGGTTCGTTGTGAGCTTCTTCATAGATACTCGCCGGAGCACCTATGAAGAAGGGCCCTCGAAAGGGCCCAGATGGGATTACGGCAGCATCAGCACACCGGCGTACTCGGCACGGTTCACACCGGCACCGAACGCCATCCAGCTGTCGATGAACCACAGCTTGGACAGGTCGTCGAAGAAAATCTTCGAGGTGACGGGGATGGTGGAACCAGCCAGCACAGCTCGCGGGCTGAACATCAGGCCGATGACCTTGGTGAAGTTGCCATCGTAGGCAGCACCGTTGCTGGTGTTGGACAGCAGGTGGTCGGTGATGGTCTTACCGAACACAGCGTTGTTGCTGGTGACTACCGGCACACCGAAGGCGCTGAACACGAAGGTCGAGTTCAGGCTGGTGCCAGTGGAGGTCACGTACTGACCGTTGACGATGTACTCTGCACGCTGTAGAGCCATGAAGGCAGCGGGCGGCAGTACGAGGATGAAGTCCTCTTCGTTCGGACGCACGTCCTTCTCAAGGAACTTCTCAACGAGGTCGGAGATAGCCTTGTAGAGCTTCGCCGGGTCCTTGTAGTCCAGAGCGTCAGCGAAGGTGACTTTGTTGCCACCGAAGTGACCTGGCATCTGGGTGGAGGTGCCGAAGCTGGAATCAGCTTGCAGACCAGCCTTGGTGGCCACGATGAACATGGTCTCGTCGAACATGTTGGACATGGCCTGACCCTGCTCGCGGGCCACTTCGCCTTGGTAGTCGTAGTCGGTCTGGAACTCGTCCAGCATCGGCTCGGCGTTACGGGCGATGACCACGGTGTCGATGGTCACGTACATCTTCGCTTGGTGCGGAGTTGTAGACGGCTGCGGGGTCACACCCGGAGTAATCTTGGAAACGGTGGTTGCGGAGATACCACGCTGGGAAATCTTGCTGGTGCCGCGAACGGAACGCAGATTGATGAAGCCAGCCATGATGGAGCGGCGCTTGATGGTGCCCTCCACTACGCCGGTAAACTGCTCGGTCACTTCCGCCAGAGCGTCGCCAGTGCCGTGACGTTGGTTCGGACGGGTGATGTCGTAAGCGACCGGGGTGTTACCTGCAAACAGACCAGAACCTGCCATATTTTACTTCTCCTAATTGATTAGAACGTTCTATTGTCTCATGGTGTACCGATTCGGGATTGAATCAGCGACCTTTTGCACGAGCTGCTGCACGAGCGCTTGACAGCTTCGCATATTCCTGAGTCTGCTTGAAGTCGTGTCCGTACTTCTCGTAGAGCTTCTGGGATTCAGCTGCGAACACACGGGCAGTTACCTCGGTCTGCGGGGTGCTCGGGGCAGTCTTGGTTGGAGGGACGGCCTTGGACGGGACAGTAACGTTGGCCCCGCTGTAAGCCTGTTGGAGCATGATGGCTGCGGCACGGGCATACACTCCACCGGCACCCAGCATATCGTCGATTGCCTTGCACTCATCCGGCGTGGCGTTCTCCACAGCCCAGTCGAGGATGGCTTCGGTATCCTCACCGAGGATGCTCTGCACCAGCTCGTCGGTATCCTTCTGTGAGGCTTCGAGAGCAGCGGCGTTAGCGGCGGCTTCGGCCTTCAAGATGGCGACCATCTGCTCGGTTCCCGGCAGGCCCTTCTGTGCCAGCACGGCTTCCAGTAGGGTGAAGTCGTTGGAGCTCTCGGCCATCTTGAAGGCGGGGTCGTTGGCGGTGATGCCTGCGTCCTTCAGGAAGGTCAGGGCCAGCGACAGGGCCGGCTTGCTCTGCTCGAAGTGAGCGATGAAGCTGTCGATGCTGCCTTCGGCCGGCTCCTGCTTGTTCTCGGGGGTCTTACCTTTGTCGGCTTCGGCCCTCTTGGAAGCCTCGGCCGCCTTGGCAGCCTCTTCAGCAGCCTTGTTGTCGGCAGCAGCCTTGGCAGCGGCCTCCTCGGCAGCCTTAGCGGCACCGGGACCAAGGGCGGCTGGGCAGGCGGCTCGGCACCCGGCTGGATACCGGGCTGGCCACCACCACCAGCACCATCGTCAGCGGCGGCGTTCATGTACTTCAGAGCTTGATTGCGGAACAGCATAGCGGATTACCTCGTCTGTTGGCCCTTCAGGGCTTGTTGTTGTTGGATGAGTTGCATCTGGCGGTCCTGCTCAGCTTGGTCAGCCTGCTGAACCTCCTCTTGGGTTGCCACGTACTGGCTAGAGCGCAGGCCACGGCCAGCTGCCAGTTCGGACAGGATAGGACCGAGCTTCAGCCACTTCTGAGTCTCTGGTGGCAGCGCGGTAATCTGCGCCACGTCACCGATGAACAGGCGTACATTCTCAAGGTCCCCGTTGCGTGAGAGGGCGTCGAGCCCGGTAACGATGGTGGGCTTGAACGAGGTGCCCTTCAGGGTAGACCCGTTAACCCGGTGCATCAGCCAGTAGGCCAGCGGCTGCTGGAGGTTCAGCGCAAGCAGCGAGTAAATGCCGCCCAGCTGGGTCTCCAAGTCGTTGGCCAGCACCCGGATTTCCTCGGCCGTGACCCGCTCGGCATCCCGCACCAGCCCCTGAGTAATCAGGAAGCCACTGGATATTCGCCGAATGTACTTGTCAGCGCTCGCCGACACCACTGTGATGGTGTTCGAGATAGCGCCGGCAGATACCAACGTGAGCTGGCCTTCGGTGCCGGGGATAACGTCGCCATTCCGGCTGCCCTTGAAGTCCTCAATGCGCATGTTCCCAGCAGGGTCCATGAGCCAGCGGAACTCGGAGGCCAGCATGGCGGCGTTCAGCTCGGCCTCAGAGAGCTGGGAGCATCCCTCAAAGTCACCGACGAAATCCTCGACGTGGCCGATACCGTAATCCTTGGAGTCCGGGAGGCGCCAGTAGTGGGCCTGCACCGGCATATCCTCTGGCTTGTAGCGGCCCTGATACTTCGGGTCCCGAATCTCCTTGTCGCCGATGTACTGGCGCTCGATGTACTGCTTGCGGGATGGCTCCCACCACCACCAGCGGTAGAAGTCCACCTCGGCGGCTTCATTACCATCTGCAAGTGCAGCCAGTTCGGGCTCCAGCTCACGGATGACACAGCGCTCCTTGATAATAAGCTGAAGCATTTTGCCGGTGTTGTCCCGGCAGACCACGTAGTTCTTGATGCCAATGATGCGCATCACATCGCCCTGCATTAGCCGGCAGGCGTTACCCGTGACAATCAGGTGCGCCAGCAGCTCATAGAGCTTTGGACGCAGCCCGAGGTTGTCCAGCTCCCGCACCGTGTCAAGCTCAGTGGCTGACAGTTCCTCGCGCAGCTTCGCCTCGTCCAAGCCAGTGGCCTGAAGGATGCGATTCAGCTGCGCCTTCGGAAGTGTGTACCGCATAAACGGGCGAGACGGTGCGAACATGGCCAGCATCATCTTGTTGACGAGGTTGTTCACGGCGGCCACGCCTACCGACTGGAAGTCGTGGCGCAGCTCGTCGCTCTGCTCGTCGTAGGAATCCTCTGGGCAGATGCTGGGGATTGTCAGCTGGGAGTAACGCTCGCATCGGCTCTTGAGGCCAGACCGCTTGTTGTCAAGCTCGGCCCACATTCCAACTACCGATTTACTCATGCGTCCCCCTTACAGGTTGATACCGGAGCTCGCACCACGATTGGACATGAAGCGCTCACGCACGTTGATGCGGCGTCCTTGGCTGTCCGTCTCGTTGGTGGCGCCCGGCGTCAGCTCGATGTCAGCGGTTCCGGTGTTGGCTTCTGCTGCCTTCTTGCGTTCTGCCTCGGCTTCCGCCACGGCCTTGTCGCGGGCCATGGTGCCCTCGACCTGAGATTGTGCGGCCAGTGCCTGAGCACGGGTAAGCTGGCGTGCTGATTCTGCCTGCTGCTGCTCATACTCGTTCTGGGCCTTCATCTGGTTGGCCTGTTCCTCTTGCGCCTTCTTGGTGGCGTTGGACCCGGTGATGAATCCGATGCCCTTGGAAATGGCACCTGTGATGCCCTTGACTGCTTTGCCCATTAGAGCTCCTTATACGTGATGAGTCGGGCATTGTCGTTGATGTGCTTCATGCGCATCAGCCACCGGCAGTTCAGGGAGCGTCCGATGTGCAGCTGGTAGCTCGCAAGAGCCCGTACCACAGCGGGCACTGTCCGGTAGTCTGGGTGGATGTAGCACACGAGCGGCACAGCAACGTTGCCTCGGTGAATGTCCGGCTCAGCAGCCATGATAATGGCCATCACTGGCTCTTGCCGGTCGCTGCTGATGTCGAACATGTACGCCTCTTGCCGGTTGGTCCCCACCACCGAGCGCAGTGCTTGGTTGACGAATATGGACTCCGGCAGAGTTGAGTGGGCTTCAGGGTGGTACGCCCGGAACATCCGTGCTGCTGTCGCTGTGCCAACCATGAAATCATGACCGGCCCGGCGAAATGCACTGCTTCCTTGAAATCGACATCCCTCCATGGATTACCCCACCACGAAGCCTTTACGTAGGAGAAATAAAACCTTCTGGCAGCCCAGCTGGAAGGCCATTTGCTCCGATGTGCCTGACGATGGCTGGCCAATCAGCTTCTCCAATTGGTCATACGCTGCTGGTGTCAGGCGGTGAACCTCTTTTACGGGTTGTACGCTATTATCGGGCTGAGACATGCTATTCTCCGTTCTGTGTTCTCATAGCGTACCAATTCAACTTTTAATGCTTAATTTCTGAATCGGTACACCATGAGGGAACAATGTGAATCAATAAGGATTATAACTAGGTATTAAACTAGGTATTATCTAGTTATTAACTAAGTATATAAACTAGGTTATCTAAAGAAGTTCGGGCTATCCAATACCCGCTGTAAATCCAGATTGCCCAGTTCAGGAGGCGAAGGAACAAACGGGTACTCCTTGTGGACGTTATCCAGCGAGTAGTTCTCATGCATGCTGACGAACTCCTCCCGAATCGTCCGGTAGAGCAAGCCAGCGCTGTTTGGAAGCGTTCCGAAGTCGTCATGGACAAAGTGCATGAACTCCACCTCGGAGTCGCTCACAGAGCGTCCTGCGCGGTTTTGGAAGCCGTTGGTCGTGAAGGCCATATGTGAAGCGTCAACCGAGTGGATGAAGTTTGGCGGCATCCCATTCCGGTGCCGGACCGCATCTGCCCGCTCAGTCTCTTCCAGCACAGTCAGCCGGACCTTCTTGCCCCCGGTGTGCGTCCATACCCGGATGTCGTCCATCTTGTTGTATGTCTGGATTACCCGGAAGCCGGAGGGAGCGACCCACGTGATGTACTCGCCACCCTCCTTCATGACCATCCGGGCCACCTTCTGGAGCCAGTCCATGGCCTCCCGAGCCTTCACCACCACGTCGCCTATGCCAGCCCACACCAGCTTTCCGGCATAGTCCGCATAATCGAACCGATGCTCGTCGTCGAACAGGCTGTGCTCGGTGCAGTAGTCCACGATGGACTTGCGGCAGGTGCCGTAGGTCGAACCGTATACTAGCGTCATGGTGGACTTCTTGGTCAGCGACCGGTTGAAGCCTACCTCACGCCACGCTATCTGCGGCGGCGTTGCTGGCGCCTTCTCGTTGCGCGTTGCTGCTGCCAGCGCCACATCACCGTAGATGTCGTTTGGCTTGCTTCCATGCTCGGACAAGAGATTGGTCGCCCGTCCACCAACTTCGTCACGCAGAAGGGCGGAGTAGTTCTGAAGCCCATTACAGGTTCCGTCGAAAGGGACTGCAAGGCGGCTGACAAAACCATCTGGATTGGCTGCCCATTCCCCATACTCAAGACACGCAGCGAGGAATTGGAGGGGTTTGTCAGCACCAGTCCACCAGTCGTAGGCATCCCTTTCCAGAGGCGAAGCAGCGCAGCGTAGTAACTCTTCCCGGTGCGCATCGACCCAACTAACACAGTCATCAAGTGACTCCTTATCAATACCGAATTTGCTGGCGATACCCAGCTTGAACCAGTACACCGACTCCTCATCTTCGAGCCGGCACCCGACCGCCGATTGCAGCAGTGCCTTCTGTAGGTCGCTGCCTTGTGGGTTCACCGCACCGCACACCGAGTACATCCGGCCCCGGTCGTCTGCCTGATAGGCGAAGTAGAACTGCTCGAACACGGACAGCTCCTCGGCATCCCGTAGCGCTGCATTCATGACGATGGCTTTCTTGCCCCGCTGCATGGTTTGCGTGTGCCAGTCCCGCTTCAGGCGCTTCCACTTCTGGAACACCTCCTTCTGGGCCTCTGAGAGCTCCTCTCCCGTGTCCAAGAAGGCTGGCCGCTGGGGTGGTTCGAGTGCGAGCTTCGAGATAACACAGTCCGTCTCAAAGCCTCTGGCGACCATGCTCTTAACGAGTCCCAACAGGCGGAGGTTGATGCGCCACTTCACCTTCTGGTGGTAGTTCAGCATCTTCAGAATCACCGAGAGGTCTGTCCCCTCGGACTTCATGAACTCCATCTGCTGGCTGGTGCCCTTGAAGAATCTGGTGCATTTGAATCTCATGTCACCGTGGTAGCCGCCGTTCAGCCCCTCGTCATCCCAGTCACGGGGAGGAATGAGCAGCGGGCCATTCCGACCTGACAGGTTCACCAGCTTTCCGGCCATGGCCGCCATGTGCTCCATGCTCTCCCGGTTCAGGGAGACTTGCAGGACCGTCTTCTGCTTGATGTAGACCATCTGCGAGTGCAGCAGGCCCTCCTGAATCATCAGGTCCACGAGGAAGCTGCCGACCTGTACCTTGGTGGCCGGACCCCACTCAGGGAGCGGAACACCATTCTTCTCGGCCTGCATCCGGTACACCGTCATCCTGTGTCGCAGGCTCTTGGACATCCGGTTCTTGAAGTCCTTGGTCAGCGACTCGAACAGCTCAGGCTCCATGTCCTTGAACTGGCACAGCACCAGCTCAGCATAGATGGCCTTTCCCACCTCGGCCGACAGCCGGGTGAAGGAGACAGCCTCCTTGGCCGTGCTCAGGTTGTTGATGGCAATGCTGAGTGCAATCAGCATCACCGCATCCGGCTCTAGGTCCTTGAGAAGCGGGGAATGGGCTTTACTCCTTCCCGGCTTGCCGAGGTCCACTGTCAGCTCTGTAGCGAGCCGGTGGGACAGATTGAGGACGTGCTTCCGCAGCAGCGCGGTGCCGAGCGGGGTATCCGTCATCCTGCCCTGCTCCTCCGCCTTTGCCAGTGTGCGGCGCATCCGCTCCCGGCCGTCTGCTCGTTGACGTGTTTCCCACGCCAGCTGGTCCTCAATCGTCGCCATGTCAGTCTCCGAACTCGATTATGTTGTCACTGCGGAGAGCGAGCACTATGGCCCGCCCTCGTTCTGGGTCGTCTTCCGACAGCAGGTTCAGCTCGACTGCTGCATCTGCCGGGTCAGTCGTGAAGTGCTCCTTCCACTGCCGAACGTACGCGCGCCATCCGTTTGCGGTAGTCTTCGCACACGGCATTCATCACCTCCTCCACAGCTTTGTGGGGTTGGCCGTCTTCCAGCACGATGTCGCGAACCACGATGTCGAACTGGCCGGCGGCGGCTGGGTCTATATAGTTGCGGGAGTCGCCCTCGAAGGTGAACCCTTCGCGGAACAGGCGGAACACCACAACATGGTGCAGGTACGTCAGGGCCACAGCCTCGCTCAGGAAGCCGCTGTCGCTGAAGACGTGGTAGTGGCCGGGATTGTCCACGGTCGCCTTGCGAGCACGCTTACCGAACTCGCCTTCACCGTACATCGGCTTGATGATGCTCTCGCTGATGTGAATCAGGAAGCCACGCGGGCTGTAGCCGCCCAGAGCCGGCGTAGGCAGCTCCTTGCGCTCCCGGTGGTACAGGTAGTCCCACTCAGCCTTGGTGAGCCCAGAGAGCGCCAGAGCCATGCTGAACAGGGCCTCCTTGAACTCCCGGTGGTTCGCCCGGCGGCGGGGCTCATTCCGGTGCCAGACGTTCAGCTTGGCTACCAGCAGCTTGGCCAGCGTGTCCTTGCCGGAGCCGGCCGGCCCATTGAACAGGATTGCAATGCTCATGCTTCCTCCCCGTTACCAGCCTGCTTGTCCAGACTGGGGTTGTCGTAGTGGGTGACTTGCAGACAGGGCACGCCCATCTGCCTGAAGTGCTTCACAATGTGCTCGGCATCGTCGAAGGCCATGATGACCTCGTGGTTCATCCGATGGCGAATCATCTTGACCACCTCTTCCTTGAACACGGTATCGACGCGATGGTCATCAGCAGCCCGCATGATGAGCTCGCGGTCCGGCCGTTCAAGCAGGATGCCATGCTTCAGCAGCCACGCCACCGTAATGGCGCGGGCAATCCCGCCACGGCCGGTCAGGATGATGCAGGTCCATCCATCGCGGCGCATCGTCTTATAGAGCTCGATGTTGTGCAGTATTGGAGCATCGTTGATGGCCGCCATGTTGAACTCGTCCCACGCCTCGCAGCGGTTGGCCTTGTCCTTGGCCGGCAGGAGGTGCAGCCTGTGAAGGCCGCAGCTCAGAGTCCCATCGAGGTCCCAGATGGCGATACGGCGGCCGCAGCCTACCGTAACCGGCACGAAACCGTCATAGCGATTCATCGGCCCACCCAGCGCCCATCGGCGTCCAGCAGCATTGGGATGTGCTGGGGGCAGCCATCTGTGATGACCATGGCCCCGAGGATGGGCTTCTTCAGCGCCAGCTTGCCGTAGGCGAAGGCCAACGACTTGCGGTCAATCAGGCACCCGGTGTAGGCCCCGAAGTATAGCTTAGCCGAGCTGGCCGCCCAGTTCACACCGAACTTGCCGTGCTCATGCCCGGCCACCAGATTGACGTTCTCGTGTGCAGCGTGGCTCACCGCATCGCCGCTGGCTTGGTGCACAAAGCGCACGGTGCCAAGCACGGTGTTGATGTTCCATGCCTCGCCCCAGCTCCAGCCTTCGCCACCACCCTGCGGGAACAGGATGTCCCGGTAGCGGCGAATCATGGCAGCCGGCAGCCCGTGGGCCTTCGCCTTACGGTACACCAGCGAGCCGTGGTTGGAGTCGCAGACCAGAACCTCGGGGAACACCTTCACGAATTCACCGAGCCACTCCTTGGCGGCTTCCAGCTCGTCACCGGCACTCTTGAGGTCCGGGTCGCTGTCGTGGAAGCTGATGGCATGGTTGTCCACCTCGTCTCCAATCTGTACGACCAGCTCCGGGTTGTAGCGCTCCTTCAGCTCGCGCAGGAAGTCCAGCGCGTCCGGGTGCACATACGGGGCGTGCAAGTCCCCGATGACAAGAATGCGGCGGCACTCGTCGCCATGGGTCACGAAGCTTGGCAACTTACCCAAGTCGTCCTCGCGGCTCGGCTTGTGAATCTTGCGCTCCTGCTTCAGCTCACGGTCAGCGCGGGCCTTTATGCCGGCATGGCCGATGTAAATCTTGCGCCAATAGCGCACCAGTTGACGGCTGATTTCCTGTCCGCAGCGACGTGTGTACTCCTTGGCAGCCACACCGTTGTTCGGGTGCGACCGCAGGATTTCTTCGTGCTGCTCCTTGGTGAACAGGTCTTTAAGTTTCCACTTCATGCTTTACGCTCCCGCGCTTGTTTCTGACGGGCACGGGCCTTAGCCTGTGCGGCTTGCAGCCGGGCGTTACCGGCCTTCTGCTTCTTCTCTGCTTCCGACAGGTGCGTCGGGTACAGAACGCCTTGGCCCGGCTGGCGCAGATACGCCACCAGCTTCTCAAGCCACGGCACAATCTTGGAATAGTCCATCCCCAGACCGGCCCAGCGGCCAGCGGCATTGGCTACCTTACCTTCGGCGCCGTTGCATCCCCGACAGAGGACGCCACGAACTTCGCCGGTCATGTGGTCGTGGTCAACCACCACGTTCTTCGGTTCCATGCCGGAGAAGGGCTTGCCACACAGCGGGCAAGCCTTGACCTTCTCAATCAGCTGGTACTTCAGAGCGTTCAGCTGTGATCGGGTCAGTTTACGCATCGCAGCCCTCGGTGCCGGTGACTGCCTCGACGCCGGCCGGGGCCTTGGCTTCTACGCCGGTCTCCTCGTAGCCTTCGTCAACCTGCTGGCTGTACTTGAAGCCTTCGCCTTCGACGTAGCCGTGCTCCTTGATGTAGTCGGAGAAGGCCCCGTACATTTCCGGGTCAGTGACCAGACAGACGATAGCCACGCCACGGTGGCGCTCGATGGCATAGAAGCGGGTCGAGTCGTCCTTGGCACCCACCACTTCTACGATGGCTTCAATGGACTTGCCACGGGGCAGGCCGTTCACGTAGGTCGTCTCGATGACGCCCACCTGTTTCAGGATGCCGGCAGTGACCGCCTTGCCCAGATGGGCGAGAGTGGTGGTGTGCAGGCCGGGTTGGACGCAGATGGATTTGATTTTACCGTTCAGCATGGGTGAGCTCCTTATCGAACCATTTGGATTTGAACTGTTGCATCAGCCACGGGCCGATGTCAGTCTCGAAGACGCCTAGCGCCTTGCAGTGGTGGTAGAAGGTGTAGCCCTTCTTGGGGTAGAGCCACAGCAGCCAGCCTTCTGGCCACGGGTTCTGGTTGATTGCCTTGTAGGCAGAGAGAACGTGGTAGGCTACCGGGAGCTCAGTCGAGGTCCCAGAATACCTCTCCAGACTCGAAAAGGTAGCGACCGGACCGCATTGCTTCCCCTGATACTTCAACAGGCCCTTGATGTTGTCGGCTGTGTCGCCCATCATGAGCTGTGCCCAGAAGAACAGCGGGCCGCGCCCAACCACTTTCACTGAGCTCGACAGCTCTTTCAAGTCCAGAGTCCCGATACTGTTCAAAGGTACGCCCGGCACTACCTGCCACGTCTCCTTGTCCAGCATTCTGTTTCGTGTGCATAAGAGGTCCTTATCCTCAGAGAAGATGACGCAATCATCGCCCCACTCGACACCATCCATGATGACGGTATCGTCAGCCTCGAACGTGTCGTTGAATACGATTTCGATTTCGGGCGGCAACTCCAGCATCCTCCGGCCGATGGCGTAGCGTAGTGGCTCAACCATGGGCGGCTTCGTGCCACTCTTGCGATTGCCTTGGTAGGGCTTCTGTGCGAGCACTGTGAAGCGTCCAGCCTTGGTGCAATGCTTCGGTGTAAGGTGGCACCGGATGATGTCAGCGTTCGCTAGGAGGCCCTTGGTGAGGGCATCCTGAATGAACCGACGCTTGGCCGTCTCCAGCGAGTTCGTCGTGGCTGCTATCCGGTAGATGGCGGAATCCGCATCGTAGGCCAGCAGCCCGAACTTATCGCCGGGAAGGAACATAGGGGCGGTGTTGGCCGCCCGCCCCTTCAGCCGCTCTGGAATCACAGCGGCGGCATGTCGTCTTCATCTACCTCGACAACCGGGTCCGGCTTGAACGGCGGCTTACCGTCGTCGGCAGCCTGACCGTTCTTGGCAGCGACGGCTGTAGTATCGTCCTCGTCGTCCAGACCCGGCAGGCCAGGCTCATCTTCCGGCTTGTCAGTAGCAGCAGGGTTGCCACCGCCGACCAGAGCGAACCACGCGGACTCCTTGAAGCCAACGGCAGACCGGACGGTCTTCTTCTGCGCTTCGCTCAGCGCTTCAAAGTCCGCCTTCTCCAGCACGTCCCACTCGAACACCTTGAAGTAGTCTTCTGGGGCGGCCGGCACCTTGACCGGCTCGTAACCGACCACGTTGTCGTCTTCATCCAGAATCGGCTTGACCGCTTCCTGAATGGTCTCTTCCTTGATGTTGGCGAACACCACATCAGGCTTGCCCGCTTCCTTGGCCGGCTGTGCTTCGTGCACAATCTCCAGCGTGAAGGTGCGGTCCAGCAGGCCGATGAAGTGCTGGGCATCACCCTTGGGGCACATGCGCTTGAACAGCTTGAGGGCGTTCGCCTTCTCGCTGCGGCTTACCAGATACGGGCGGCTGGTGATGAGCATGGGCTTTCCATCCTCGCGGGCCCAGCTCTCCTGAGCGGCGTTCTTGCCGAACAGGGCGAACACCAGACGGAACTTGTTCGCCGGCTTCTTGTCGGGGAACTTGCGGTCCTTCTGCGGGCCTGTCTCGATGTAGCCTACCAGTCGGGCACGGGCTCGGCCAGCGGGCGGCGGGGTGAAGTCACCACCACCACCGGCAACCGCTTCGCCTTGGTCGCCATGACGCTCTACCGCTGCCGCTGCACGGGCCGCCAAACGCTCTTGTACTGATGCCATGTAGATTACCTCTCTTTAGAATTTAACTTCGAGTTTCTTGCTTGCCAGATACTGGCGCTTGAATTCCTTGCGCTCAGCCATCCACTGCGCCTTATCGGCGGCGAAGGCTTCGGGCTCGGTCTTGGGGTTGTGCTCGCTGAACACGCAGTCTTCGACAGCCATGCTGGGGCCTGCGCCTCCGGCAACCGGGAAGGGCACCGTGCAGTTGTATGCTGGCCAGAAGCTGTTCATGACCTCCGGGATGGACTCCATGATGCACTCCGTCACCATGGCGGCTTTACGCACCACCGACTTGTGGCAGTCCAGATAGTTGGCGTCGTGCACCGTGTTGATGGGCAGCGCCTTCCAGTCGTAGAAGTCCACGCTAATAAGGTAGCGAATCAGAAGCGCACAGGATAGCTGCACGAAGAAGCCAGACTCCCCTTGGATGGGGTAGTTGCGCATCTGCGGAATCTTGAACTCCGAGACATCGACGTGCTTCTTCTGTTGCCAATCCCAGCGGCTCTTGGTCACTTGGCGGAACTGATAGGTCGTGCCAGACGGCGCAACGTAGGTGCCCCAGCGGAGCAGCTTGTAGACGCCCTCGGCTACTTCCAGCCGCACCGGCTTGTTCTTGGCAGCCGAGTCCTCAACCGCGAGGAACACGCTGTTCTCGAACCAGCTCTCGACCTCGGGGAACGCTGCCTTCTCAGCTGCAATGAAGGCTTCGCAGAATTCCTTGGTCTTACCGGTGCTCAGCGCCATGCCGTAGGCCGTGGCCCCGTACTGGTATTGGAACGCACATGGCTTCACGTTCGTCCGCTTCACGTCCCACTCATCGTGGTCTGGGTGCGTCTTGTCCTTGGTCCGGGCCACCACGTACTCATAGGTCTGCTCCTCCATGGAGGCCAGACGCATTGAGTGCATGTCTAAGCCCTTGAGCAAGGCATCCTTGAGCGCGGTGTCGCCGGACATGACTTGCAAGCCAACTGTCTCCAGTGCGCTGTAGTCCTCCTGCAACACCACGCCGTCGTCGCCCCAGCGGCTGATGAACATTTCCTTCACCCGGCTGGTATCCCCTCGGGGAATCTGCTGGAGGTTCGGCTTGTTCGATGACAGCCGGCCCGTCACCGTGGAGGTGCAGTTCAGCGTGTGGTGGATGAAGCCATCGGCGTCCACGTACTGGAGCATCCCGGTCGTCTTCTTGACCGTGCCGTCCTTGTTGAACGTCTGCTTAAGGTAGAACGCGCCGAGGTCCTTGTCCACCTTAGCCTGCTCTTGTAGCACCTTGGTGCCCTGAACATCGTGGGCGGCCAGCACGTCGAGCACGTCGCCCGCTGTGCTGTATACCGGCGTCCCGTCACGCAGCTTGCGCTTACCTGTCCACTGGTCCTCCATGGCCTCTTGCAGGGCTTCCCGCTGTGCCTCGTCCAGCAGCCCGGCGCTCTGGTAGAGCAGGTCTGCATTCTTGGTCTGCGGGATGTCCGTCACGAACTTGTCGAACTTGGGCTGGCCCTTGTTCTTTCCTGCCGTGTACCGGGCTTGGTGACACTTCCTTTCAGTGTCATACCAGAGGCCGGATTCCTCGTCGAAGGTGCACTTACTCTCCGGCGTTGTCCACGTCTCCTTTCCCTGCTTGAAGAAGGGCGCATCAATCTTCTCGTAGATGAGCTGTCCATCATCGTCGGTTCGGTTCACCCGCCCGGTGTAGACGATTGGCCCACCGAAGATGAGCGCTGACAGGTCGAAGTCGCTGCCCCAGTTGAACTGCTCTCGGCACTCGGGCGGCATGTCAGCCGGGAGCAGCGAGCCCAATTCCTCTGCAAGTGCAGCCAATCTGTCCTCGTTCTCCTTCTTCAGCTCAGCGGCCTTCTCCATGTCCACCTTCAGGCCGTTGTGCATACAGAAGATGTTATAGAGTAGGGCATCCATGCGGACGAGTGCCATCTTCAGCATACCGCGCTGTGACAGTTGCTGCCACGTACCGAGGAACACCTTGGTCGTGTTCGCGATGTCGCCGCCCGGCCCGTACAGGTACTTGTGCAGTAGCTCGGGGTCGATGTCTGCGGTGAGCACGCCGGCTTCCCACAGGGCCTTCACCCCGTCAACCTTATGCGTGCCACCGTAGTCAACAGCGATGTCGTCCAGCGCAGGGTACTGGTCCTGCTGGTTCGACAGCAGGTAGTGCGCATACGCTGTACAGTAGATGCGGCCGCCCCGCTTCAGGAACGCCATGAACTCGTCGCGGTGGAACTGCAACCACCAGCTGGCTTCATAGGCGAGGTTGTGCGCCACGATGATTCCCACATCTGGAGTGATGCGGATACCCGGCGAGCGCTTTAGCCAGTCCTCCCGGCTCTCGTATCGGGTGAACCAGCGAGGGTGCACGATGGTCTGGCCTGCGCCAAACTCCACCGTCTCGCCGGCTTCCTCCACGATGTAGTTCTCGGGATGGTACGGGCTGGCCACATGGCCCAGATACTCATGGTTCTGGGTTTCGTAGTCAACGACCAGTGCCTTCATTATCCCTCCGACACGATTACTTCAATTCCGCGCACTTGGCCCAACGTGTACCCAAGCTTGGCCGCAATCTCTTCCAGCCGCTGGCGGCGCTCGTAGCGCACCGGCTTGAGCTGGAACTGGTGCTCGTAGTTCGGGCTGTGCAGAAACATCATCTGCGCCCGGCCAGACAGCGAGTCGTAGTTCTGGAGGAAGCACTGGTTGAAGGTGCAATCGAACCCATTCAGGGTCTCCAGTATCGAGTCTTCCCTGCTGAACAGGATGTCGTACTGCTGGCCGACCGGGCTGGTGAGCTTAACCACCCCAGCCCAGCGAGCATTGAAGTCGCGGTTGGCTTGGTCGTACGCCTGATGCACCTCGGTCTTGTAGTCGAACGCGGAGAAGGCGTCGCACACCTTGCACATCGTCTCGAAGTTATCGGCATCGTCAGCATCCGGGTCGCCAACGACAGCAATGTCAAAGTCGTGCGGGTCCACGTTCTTGTAGATGTCCCGGACAGCGCCACCTACCAGACGGGCCTGACGGCGCACGGTGCCTTCAAGGATGGCAATCACCGAACCCACTGCCATCAGGCGGCGGGCCAGACCTTCGTGAGGGATAGTACGGTCTTTCTGATACATGCGGTTCTCCTTAGTCGCACTGGGCGATGTCAGTCTTCTCGGGGTGCAGGCGGTAGAAGTTCGGGTGGCGGTAGCCGCCCTGACTGTCGCGCTGCATGTAGTGCACCTCGGCAATCTTGCCAAGGTACTTGGACACGAAATGCTCGGTCATGTCGCGCCTGGTGGGGAGGTCCATGCCGGAGCAGCTGGCCTTGCTACCGTCAATGAACTCGACGATAACAGAGCCGACCATGCCCTCGAACTCGGTGCCCACGGTGCCGGGGTTCCATCCAATGATGACACCATCGCGCTCGGCCTCGGGCTTAACCTTCATCCAATCGCTAGTGCGCCCGGCCACCCACTTGTAGCCCAGACGCTTGGCCATCATCCCTTCGTGGCCTTCGGCTACGGCCTCATCGAACAGGTAGTCCAGATGCTCAGGCTTGCTGATTAAGGAGCCCTCAGTGGTGCGCAGCCAAGCAATCGCATCGTAGGTGAGGGTCTGCATCAGGTCTCGGCGGGTCTGGCCACAGATGCCGTGGGGCAGCATGTAGGGCAGCTCGTCCTTCTCAGGCAGGTCGTACAGGAACACCTCAAGGCGCAGCGGGCCATCGTGAACCAGCGTGTCCACCATGCCAGCTTCGCGCTGCTTCTTCGTGACCTTATCGACGATGGTGTGGCTGGTGCCGCCGGTCAGGTCGTAGGACTTGTTCTTTGCAGTCAGGGTTCGGCGCGTCAGGTCGAACGATTTGCTGACCATGAAACCACAGTCGAACACGTTCAGGCCCCACTTGGAGTGCAGGTCGAGGAACACGGTATCCAGCTCGTGCGGGATGTTGTAGTGCTCGGACTTGCCGGAGGCAGAGCCGTAGTGCACCTCCCCATGTTCGATAGTCACCAGCGTGCGGAACTCATCACGCTTGATGTCCACCCACACCTGCCCGTCTTCCTTCAGCCACTTCTTCAGGCGGGCAAGGGTGTACTTTACACCCTTTCATCACGCTCAGGTTAGCCATTCTGTTTCTCCTGCTCTACGGACTCACGATGCACCGGGCACTCCTCACACAACCAGCCACCACAGTCGGTGATGGCGCACAACAGGCCAAGGGCACCACCCCGTGACATATCGGCGGGCAGTTGGCCATCAAGGATGGCAATCACCTGCTTGTTGAGGAACTTCAGGTTACGCATTTTCTTGCTCATCGGCGGCCTCCACCTTGTCGTAGGCAACGATGTCGCCGGGGTGCTTGTACTCAGGCTGGTCTGGCAGGCCCCAGCTCCAGTCGAAGGAGCCACAGGGGCCAGTGTCCTGCTTACCGTTACGGAACGTGACCTTGACATTCACGTTCTTGGCGAAGGGCGCACGGGCACGCCCCTTGGTCATTTCAATCATAACTCACCTCACTGGTCAATGAACCGGGCGATGTCCGGCTGGAAGATTACCTCGGCCTGCATACTGCTCGGCTTGCCGATTACCTTGCGCTTGTTCTTGGGCAGGGACAGCCCACGGATAAGCTCGTACTCTGGGGCATTCAGCTTGCCCATCATAATCTGGATGTCCAGTGCTCCCTGTAGGCCAATCTTGGAATCCTTCAGGGCGGTGCCCGGCGGGTACAGCATATCGTAGCCCTCGGCCGACACCTGCACCGTGCTGATGGCGATGAAGTTGTGGATGGCTGCCAGCTCCCGCACCTCTTGGAACAGCGCTTCCATCTTCTCGTGCTTCTTCTCGGCACCCGGCAGCTTGAAGTTCGCCAGCATGTCGAACACCACGATGATGGGGTTCAGCTCCTCAATGATGGCAGCCACCTGCGGTAGGCCCCACCCATGCACGTCCAACAACTTCAACTTCTGCCGGTCCCCGCCGATGGCCTTGGCATAGCTGGAGTACAGCTTCTCCTTGGTCATGTCGCCGAGGACATCGCCAGACTTTCCGAGTGCAGAGGAGTACAGCCGTGGCCATATCTCCCGCACCACACCCTCGTTAGAAAACCAGAGAATGGGGCGGCCCGGCCACAGCTTCTCGCACTGCGGTGCAAAGAAGGTCATCGCGTCTGCCATGAACGAGGTCTTGCCCGAGTCAACCGGCGCACAGAAGGCGATGCTTATTGGCGGCATTATGCCCTTGATGTGCTCTTGCAGACACACCTGCCGGAACTTCAGGCCCTCATCACGCTTCTGCTCAGCCAGAATCTCGTGTATGTCTGGCTCCTTGAACAGGGACTCGGCCGCCGTACCCAGCAGCTTCCGGGTTGACATGGCCAGCCGGTACAGCTCATAGCTAAGGTCCACTTCCTCGCCTTCCTGATAGGCATTGACCATGCGGGCAGCGTGCCCGGCCAGCGCCATTTCGTACAGCGTCTCGGTCACGTACTGAACCTGCGCCGGGGTGGCCGTCATCTTGCGGGCCGCCTCGACCAGTGCCAGAGCTGGGCCAGCAGCGTCGGGGTCTTTCATCTTGAGCTTCACCATGCTGACCAGCACGTCGAAGTCCACGTTGTCAGCGTCCTTGTTCTTGTCGAAGAACGTTTTATAGGCGCCGATTACCCACTTGGTGCTGGTGCCCATGTCATCCATTGGGATGCACGGGTGCAGCGCCTTGAATCGCGTCCGGTTGGACAGGGTAGCCAGCAGGATTCTATCCAGCGACATAGATTAACCTCTCTGTAAGGGCCCTCAGCTCCGCTAGGAAAGCCTTTGGGTGGTTGCCCTGTACCAACACACTGGCCGGCCGCAGGGACGCCAGATAAGCGGCACAGGCACGCTCACCGGGTCGGTTCATGACAAGGCACGCTCGCCGGTTGGCGGCCACCGAGTCTAGGTACTTTACATGGTCGCGTGTCACTAGCACCGCGCTGTCGCACTGGCCTGCCGTGGCGTATGCCGTCTTTGTAGGGCTGTACCAGCGGACAGTAGCCCCACCGGTCACATCGAGACCTAGGCGGTTCCCGCTCAGGTCAGGCAGGTACACACGCATCGTGTCCGGGCTGAAATCCAGCCGGGATACGTGTCCCGCCAATCTGAAGCGCTTGACAGCCTCGGCAAACTGCCGGGGATTCTTCACTAGCGCATCCATAAATGGCTCGACCGTCTTGGGGAACCAGCCTGTCTGTGGCGGCGCCCGCATCACGATGCGCTGGTACGTCTTGTCGATGCGTGAGGTGCCGCCACAGCGGTGACAGTAACACCACCAGCTGTCTGCCTCGTTCTTTATGAACAGCGATTCCCGCTGCCCGCAGCCCCTGTGAATAACCTTTATGTCGTCGCCCACAGGCAACCGCTTTGCTATGTCCAGCCATAGTCTTTCCTCTATGCGTGCCATTGCAGCCTCCATTGGCTCATGTGGTAGCCTCCCGACTTGGAGAGGCTACGGCTTGAGTCAACTCGATATGTAATCCCCGGAGTTACCGGGGCACTACCGTCGCGGGGTGCACCACCACAGACCCGGCATTACTTGACGTTTCCTTCGTAGGTGATGACACCCTTGTCCAGCAGGTCGTTCAACCACGCAGCACCACCACTGGCACAGCTGATGTCGCCCTTCACTGTGCCCGGTGTTGTGAAGTAGTAGAATCTGTCGCTGCTGTCCGGCACACGGTGGATGAGTATGAAGTCGCCTGCACGATAGGAGCAGCCACGCATGTTCTCACGAACAATTAACAGGTCGCCTAATTCAAAGTTGCGCTCGACCTTGACAATCTCTTTGACAATCATTTCAGCTTCTCCGCCAGTTGGCCGATGGTGTATGCAGAGCCGCGCAGCTCCAGCACTTCCCCGCGCAGGGTGTTGGCCTCGGCCCGCAGGGCAAATGCCTTCTTGTCCAGCAGCTGGGCTTCCTTGACCAGCAAGGCGGCCTCCTTGTCCTTGACGTTGGACTTGGCGGTCTCGTAGCGGGCCAGCCGCTCCAGCACTTTCTTGGCGAGTTGTTTTACAGACATACTTCTCTCCTTACTCAATGGACAGCCCCAAATCATCTGCGAGTGCATCCAGCAGGGCCTCTTTGGTGATGACATCAAGGTGCCGCAGGAATGCGTACCCAGAATCGAGGTTGTGAATCAGTATGGCGATGGCCTGTGCAGCCGGGTCGCCAAACTGTGCACCCAGTGCGGCAGGCTTGGCGACGATGCGTCGCTTGGCGCCGGGCTGTTGGTTCTTCGGCTGGAGCTGGCAGTCCAACTCGTGGTCTGGCCTGAGAGCAGCGGCAGCCAGTGCAGCAGCGTGCTGTTCCTCGGGTGACAGGTAGGTTACAGACCCGTGGCCCTTCTGGTCTTCGGGCTTCAGGTTAGGAGTGCGGGCATTGACCAGTGCCGTCCCGGTGCTCATCAGTGAATCACCGTGAGGGCATAGGCGAGGCCCAGCACGCCGACGATGATGATGGCGTAGGCATCCTTCAGGCGGATACCCTCCAACTCGCCACGGTACTGGTCAGCCTTCTCGGCAAGCTCCAGATTCTTGCGGGCCAGTACCTGATTGCGCTGGGTCAGCTCGACAACCCGCCGGCGCAGGGACTCGTTGGTCTCCGGCTTGCCTGCGATTCTGTCCATGCGGGCAGATTCTGCGGCTTCCACAGATGCCTTGCGGTAGTGATACAACTCGGCGGTGGCATCGTTCAGCTGGTCCGTGGTGCTGTTGAGCTGGGACACCAGCGTCTCGTTGCGCACTTGTTGGGCCTTGCACAGGCGCAGAAGTTCGGCGACACGCAGGCCGGCCTGCTTGCACTTCTTGACCCGGTGGTCGAGCTTGGTCTTTAGCAGCACGCGCTCAACCTCCAGCTCCCCCATCACCTGAGCCTGCTCGACGACATCGACTTGCAGCTTATCGAACAGCGGCTTGATGCGCTTGTAGCCAGCGGCGGCGGACGGGATGAATTTCTTCTTGGCCATAGGGCCTCCTTACTTGGTGATGGTAATGCGTCCGTTTAGGGACGTCAGCGGGTACACAAACAGCTTAATTTCACCGCACTCGGTGTGCTGCCTGACGGTAACAGCAACACCAGTAATTCGGTAACTGAGGCGTGTAACAACCTTCCCGCATGGACCTAATCCTAGGCTGAATACGTGGCGGTCCTCGCTGCCGTCGGCATACCGTAAGGGTAGCTTTATTTCTGCGCAGACTTTACCCATACGCTACCTTACGAAGTGGAAGAACCGGCCATCGGCCAGCTCTGTGCGGTTATCGGGGCGCATCGGGTCAGACACCCAGGCACCCTTCTGGATGACGACGCACTTCCCGAGGTAGTCGATGCAGCATTCCTTGTCAACCAGATGGCCCTTGCCCTCCGGGTCTACATAGAGGACACACTGCTGCCTGTAGTCGTCGCGGGCCAGCTCTACACAGCGCACCAGATGGTCGAGGTCGTTTGGCAGCAAGGCTATGACCACCAGCTCGCGCTCGCCTTGGTAGTAGCCGATAGCTGCATCAACGATGTGCCCACTGGCAGCAAGGCGCTTCATCAGCTCTATCCGTGCATTGAGTTGGGCTTGCTCATCGTTGCGGTTGTCGTCGGTCGTGACAGCAATCACGACCATTGGGCGGTTGAACAGGTTCGGTTTCATTTTGGGCCCCGTCTAAAGCTCACAGTGTTAAGGGAACGGGCAAGGTGACAGAAGTCCCCGCCAGTTGTGTGGCGCATCCTCTGCGATTCATGACTGGCGGCCAGCTCGGCCAGTGCCCGGTCAACTCTCGCTTGGATTGCTGCATGGTACTCCGGGGTGGCCCCGGCAATTCGCTTCTCCTCGTGCCGCAGCCGTGCTTGCTGGGCATTCCATTGTTGCAGATTCATTCATGCCTACCTCGTGTTTGGTTTGATGAAGGCCCTGCGAGTGCAGAGCCTTGGGCAAACCTCAACCGTGCTGCTCAGCAGCCTTAAGTTTCAGGTCGTTGTAATCCATACAGGCACGCTGGAAGTCACGGATAACGGACGACTCATCGTAGCCGGAGACGTGCACCAGCTGGCGGCCCCGCTGGTCTCGCATCACCAGCTCCAGATTGACGCCGCGGTTCTGCTCATCGTAGCTGACGAGGCTGGCGACATTCAGGCCGACAAAATATTCGTTGTGCTTCAGGGCCGCCAGCACGGCAGCCCCTTTGACGTACAGCTGGTCGCCCAGCACGGCGAGGGTATTGGCAGCGGGGCCAGACTTGAAGGTCATTGCACTTCACCCCGCACCGCCCCTTGCACCGCTTGGATGATTCGAGCCTGTCTATCGTTGCGCTCTTGCAGTCCTGCGTTCGCACGCTGGAGCTGCTCTATTTTATCCAGAAGCAACTTTCGCTCACTGGCCGGCACGGTCTGCTCCGGTGACGGCTTGCTCGCACAGGTGCGGACGGTACGGGTGCCCGATAAACCCAGCCAGTCGAACAGATTCACAGCGAGTGGGGCTATGGCTGCCATCTGGGCCCGCAGTTGCTCAGCGTGGCGCATGGCGATGAATGTACTGGCGGCCTCCACCACTACCGCGCTGCTGATTTGCTCGCCGGTGAGCAGGTTAGGGTACGTGATGCCGGTGTGGGCATCCTTCAGGCGGTATAGGGGGGCGGGGCCGCCAGTCACATTACAGGCAACGAGTTTCATTGTTTGTACTCCAACAGGCAGATGATGAGGAAGATGCACGCCGCGATGATTATCAGCGACGCGGTTAACAGCTGGCTAAACAGAGGGGCATCCACCTTGGCGTAGATGGCCAGCCCCGGTACGATTATCGCGGCACAGGCAATGAGCCCGAGGCACAGGATGGCGCACCACTTCAGTAGGTACTTGCTGATTTGCATTAATTAGCACTCCCCTTTTATGTAGTCCCGCAATACGTCTATGCAACTCTCTGCGAGTGCAAGGCGCATGGTGAGCTGGTCGCCCACCCAGTTGTCCAGCGATTCGTTGGTGTATGCATGGCGCCCGCCCGGTATCGGGTAGTCGGTTAGTTCTGGGATGGACACGTCCCCACCCCCGTTGTCAAAGGTAGCGGAAGGGAACCAGTTGTTGTGGCGCAGGAAGGCCACCACGCCGATGAACTTGCACATGTGTCCATGCGACGTATGCTCCATCCAGTCGAGCATACGCGTGGCCATGGTACGGCGGGCACCGGACAGCGGGTTCGGGGTGAGGAGCGCTTGGACCAGCAGGTGCTTGGACACATCCTTGAGCACTATACTTACATCAGGGAGGCCACCTACATACTCCATGTCTGCCACTACGTTGTGCACCACACTACGGACAGTGAAACACAGGCCAGTTGTTGGCGCCTTCCCAGCAGCGGGCGGATAGTGGCGAACCTGACGGAAGGCACCGAGGTGAGCCCGTATCAGGTCGCGGCGCATCACGGGCAGCTCGGAGAAGTACCGCACCCGCTTCATTTCGTACTGTGTGAGCGCATCGTCGAGCACATTGACCATGTGCCCGCACAGCAGGCGGCGGCGGGAGCCATTGAACCCGACCCACAAACCCCCTAGCTGGCTGCCCGGTATCGGGTATGAACTATCGTCAACAAGCTCAAATCCACCGAACGAGGTGCAGCAGTACGAGGTGAAGTCAACCGAGGTGAAGCGCTTGCGTGCCAGCAGGGCCTCCAAACCTTCCTCGGCGCCCAAGCCATGCAGCTCCATTTCAGGAGCATTCAGCAGCTTAAACAGGCCGGTGCCGAAATCCATATAGGCTTGCGGGTAGTCCCAGCCGTAATGCACGCCCAGCTGGACACCGAGGTGGCCTGACATGTTGAAGCAGATACCCATCCCCGGATAGGCGGGCTCTACCACACCACGGGCCAGCTGGTCGAGGTGGTTGCGGATAGTGCGGACGCTGACCAGCTCAGCGGGCAGCAATGTAAGCATGTGCATAGTGGTTTCCATTTGGTGAGCGCCGGCCATTCCGACGCTTACTCAAGGGCCGCCCGCTGGCGGCCACCTGTGTTACTTCTTGGACAGGTGCACTGTCCATCCCCGGCCCGGTGTGTAGAGGGCCCGGCCGTACTGGGTGCGGCCATCGTCCGCCTGCCAGATGTCGGTGCTATTGCACTTCAGCGGCCCACACCCAGCATTGCGCAGCTTGCGCTTGGCCTGCCCCTTGGCCATGTATTCGAGCTCGACGAACTTGCGGTAGATGCCGAAGATGTCAGCACGTACCGGATTGCGCAGTTTAGGCATAGTTGCCTCCTTAGTTGCGGCCGCATCGCATCATGGCGTGCAGCGGGATAGACCCTCTGCGAGTGCAGGGAGGCGGGGCAGGGCGCAGCGAGGGGCCGTTGATGGCCGCCTCTACTGCACGTTGTGGCCGCTTGTTGCGGGCCAGTGGGCTGTCGGTGTTGGTCATGCTTGCACCATGCCGCGCAGCTTGCTCAGGGTCTCGGCATCCAGCTTGACGGCATCGTCAGCGACCGGCTTGCCGGCTTGGCGCAGTTGCTCGGCCTTCTTGCCAGCCTGCTCAGCACGCTTGATGAGCTTGGCCAGCTCGGCATTCAGGTCGAACCCGCCCCAGACATTCTCCGGCTTGCAGTCGTACCACTTGGTCTCGGTGATGCGGCCCCAGTGCTTCTTGATGAAGTCGGCACCCTGCCAGCCGATAAAGGCATCGGTCTGCTCATCAACCTTCAGACCGGCACGGTAGAACCACTCGACCAGAGCAGCCTTGCGCACCCCGGAGCCCAGCCCGTTGACCAGAGTGGTGGCCCGGCTGTAGTCGCCGTGCTTGTAGGCGTGGGCCATGATGGCAATCCCTACCTTCTGGATTTGGTCTTGCAGGGTGCCGCTGGCCTTGATTACCTTGGCAATCATGTCGTCAAGCTTGGCATCGTCAAGGATGGATTTCATCAGGTCGATGGCCGGTGCTGCTTTGACTTCGGTGGCTTTGGCGGTGGCCTTGGTGGTGGTAGTCATGGTGTTAATCCTCGGTGTGGTTAGAGAGTCTTGATTAGGGTCTACCATTAGGCCCTAATTCAGACCCTCTTGGTCGTCGGTACTAACCAAGCCATCCCGCAGGATAACCTTGTTGGTTCTGTTCCCGACTCCCAAGAGAGTGGCATCAGGTGAGTGCGCTTTAGTGCGTCTCTCGCTGTGCCGTCCGTCCCCACTGCATAACCGTGGACGTGGACCAATCGCTCGACCCTCTTCTACATATCCCGCAGGGTCTCAGCGCGGGTAGCCTTCTTTCGCTCTGGTCAATGGCTCCGGCCCGTAGGCCCAGCGGACTGACTGTTGCTGGCTTGCTATTCCATCATGGTGCCCATCATATCAGGGATTATCGAGCCTGTCAACCGCTATGTGATTGCTGTGTCGGACTCTCACCCTCTGGGCAGGTTGTCGCCGTGCTTGGCCTTGTAGTATTTGTTGATACTTACATCGGTCTTGCTACCGGCGCGAACCTTGGTGCTGAAGCCTGTCTGACGTGGCCTCTTTGCATCACGGCTGGTAGCCATGAATTTCCGCTGCTGTCTACAGGCTGCACCCTCTGCGGTGGCCTTGGTGGCCTTGTCGCTCAGGTACTGCACCTTGGACTCCAGCTTAGCAGAGCGCTTGTAGCGTGTCAACTGCTGGAGGTATTCGGCTTTGCTAGGCATGGCTCTAATCCTTCTGCGAGTGCAGGGATTGGCCCTGCTGTCTGCTAAGCCGGTGGCTCTGTTGCCACCTTGGCAGGGTGTGGGCTAAACCACTGGGCCGATACTCTGGCTCCCTGCCATGCTGGGTACTCTAACTTGCTTACTCCGTTATGTCAACCCTGTCACTTTCGTATGCCTAACAGGTGGCTACTTGAGGACTCAACCCTTGCTAAGGTAACTCTGGGTATTGCCTTAGCTCGCTAGGGTGTCGCCCTGTTGATGATGCTAGTAGAACATAAGCCAATACCGATTGCAATAGCCCGATGCAAATAAAGTCACCGATAGTCATGGATAGCAGTCTGAATAGGTACACCATGAGAATAGAGAACGAGGTGACTAGCCCCATAGTAGCAACTAGGTGAGCGAGTGACGGCGGGAGCGATACGACCGGAGCGACAGCGAGAGGGAGTAGAGAGCGACCAGAGGAACGGGATAGGGTAGAGATAGAGGTGACTGGTATCTGTCCTGAGTCGGAGACTCTCACACCAAGGGCCTACTAGGTGCTAGATAGGGTGAGATAGAGTGACACTAGGGAGACACCCATTAGCTAGTGATTCACTAAGGCTTAGCAACTGATACAGTGATAAGGTGGACGGATACAGATAGCCCGCGTCTGTGTCCCGTTGCTTCGAGTTCCCCTAGT